GGTAAGGTTGGGGAATTGACGATCTGTACAGCAAACAGAACCGGCGTGCTCGTCGGGCGATTGAACGTCACTTGATAGGTCGGATAAGGCATCTGATAGTTCGAGGTATCGAACACCTGAACGCTCGTGTTGCCGTTATAGTCGCACCCAGTATCCTTGCGGGTCCAGATTGCATTGGCGATGTCTTGATCCGCTCCGCCTACGACGCCGATGTAAACCGAGTGTGCCAACATCGGATAGTTAGTAGATCCCTTATTAACCACAATTCCACGAGGATTGTCAATTACATAACAGTCAAGCACCCCCGCTACGCCAAACACTACGGCCTGAATGGCCTGCGGCGAACCGTTCGCATTGGCCGCCACTGAGTTCTGCCGACGAACTTCGAATTCCTGAGGCGTCTCGACGTTACGCCCGATCACCCCGTCTGCCGGATTCGTGATGGTATCCCAACCGGGTACTGTCTTGATTACCTTGACGAGCGTGCCAGCAGGGCAAGCGATCGGACCAGCCGTGATGTTCGTCCATGAACTGAGAGCGGTGCTGGATGCTCCAAAGTCAATCTCATCTAGCGTGACGTATGTATTACCCTGCGTGTCTTGCGCGCCAATCGTCCCGGCCGGGATCACCGTACCCGGCAGCCCTCCGACGGTACATTGCACCACGGTGGGTTCAGCAGGCTCACGGGTCATGAAGTAAAAACGACCGATCGCGTCTTGGAAGCGTCCAGAGGAATAGAGCGGATCGATCTGTGCGACGATCATCGCCCAGTTTGCATCATTGTCGCTGATGATCGCTGCGTCGCTGCTAGCAATTTGCCCCTGCGGTGTGTTAAGCGCAGGGTTAAGTCCGCCGCCGAAGGCATAGTTTAGATCGATCTGCCGGCCGGCGAGGATGTCTTCGTCTTTGGGAATGATCGGGCCTTGAGGCGACCAGACGATGGGAGGAACGTTAGTTGTCGCCAAAATTCACCACCGTGGTTGTCCCGCTCTCGTCGGTAAACAAGACTTGTCCTGATACGCTACCTGCGTCAAATGAGTTTATCACCGTCTGGGCGCTCACGACGCCCGGCACCGTAAGGGCCGCGCTGCTCATGTACTGCTGCAAGAGCGATGCGGGCGGCAGGTAGCCTAGAACGTTCTGGAAATACGGTATGCCCAGGTTTTTGTTGTAGTAAACCTCGCCGAGAAAAGTCCTTATCGCGCTCGCCACGTCTTGCGCCAGAGCGTACGGGGGTGACGCGAGTGCAATGTTGCCCGAGCTGTCCAGCACTAAATCCCAGACGGTTTGATCGAGAAGTGCGGTAGTTCCGGCAGCCATACGGTCATGGTAACATTACGACGCCTCAGTATCCACGGTAAGGCCGTTCGTTGGGGGCGGCCCTCCGGTAAACCCCAGGCCAGCCAGGAACGGTAGAACAATCGCAACCCAGTAATCGTTATTCCAAGCGGCCGTCATAAGCTGCTGCGGTGTGCCTCCGCTTGCCCCCGCACGCACCGCGGGGGCTGTCAGGGTCACTTGGGTAGGCGAGACCACCTCGACGCCCCCAGACGCAAACCTGAGGTACTGAGTGGGCGTTCCGTTGAGCACTCCACCCAGGTACATCCCATCTTCCCAGGCGTACGACCGAAACGTGCCGGGCGCTGCGGGAGCTTGGGTTGTCTTCACGTTCGAGATGTCACGGGAGGCAAATACCGCGATCCCGATATCGCCCGGCTGCGGGTCGATGATCACCGCATTCTCTCCGCCCTGTAGGCGCAGGTAGGGAAGCTCGAACACCGTCAGGTGAGGAGTAGTATTCCCGGCTCCGTCGATCTGGGCGACCATTGGTACGACATCCACGGTGCCAAAGGGCCCAACGGCACCGTCGTTCGTGCAAGACTTGACCTGAACGAGCGTAGCCGTCTGCATCTTAGCGAGGGCCGCTTGGATCGCAAACAACTGAACGTTGTAATCACCCTGCGTAGACCACGGGTTGATAAATCCGTTAGGGAGCGCTTGGGGCGTTGAGGACATCGAATCCACACCTCACTGCACAGAACCAAGCTCCGCCTGGCTTGTTGCTTTCAAGTTTATACGCGACGTTGTAAACGGTGCGCTGACCCGACGCCCGCGGGATGCTGCTGACAATGCTTACCTTGCCAAGCATCCTGATCGAAGGGTCGAATAGGCATTGAAAGTTCACGAATCCCTGACCGTCAAACGAAGGATAGCCGATCATCCCCGAGTTAGCGGAGATCTGCGGAATCTGCCCGATCGCAGGCCGCGAGCCATTTGCTGGGCAAATCCAAAGCGTCTGATCGTTCTCGATTCCCCAGATGATGTTCGCGCGTTCAGCCAGAGATTGGGCTTGTTCCGTACCCGTGCCGGCAAGATAGGGATTATTAACCGTCACCTTGACGCCATTGTTTTCGAACTGGTACCCCATGAGTTGAGCGAGAGCGCTGAAGATCGTTGCAACGTCCTGAGGGCCCTTGTAGCTCGAAGGGCTAACAGGTTTGAGTCGATTAGTGAGAGCGCTTTGCGCTGTGATCTGCAGGAACACATCGGGCATAGAATCATAGTTGCCCCAAGCGTTGATGATGTTTCCGCCGAACACGAGAGTCTGCTGATCGCCATCAATCGCCCACACTTGGATTGTGTTCGGCAAAGCGGTGTTGCGCTGGTAATACAAAGTCGTGATTGCGTTCATATCGCTCTGACTAACGCCATATATGCGAGCGTTGAGCGATCCAAACATCGATCCGCCCCCGTGGTCGATATCTGCTGAGGCGCGAAACCCTTGGATGGTCGTTTGGTTCGCATCGCTGCTACCGAACGTTCCGGTTCCCAAGGTGATCTGAAACCTGAGATCCTTCTGATTACTGAACGATGCTGGCAAAGTCTGCCTCCGTCACATACAGGAGCACGTAACGGGAACCGAGACCGTCATAAGTCGGATCGCTGTCACCTTGTGTATCGATAAACACCAGATTGCCTTGAAACCCGAAGTAAACCGTAGGCACGAGCACTACTCCGTTGAGCGCGAGCACGGCGGTTGAGATGTCCGTCCCGTTAGCAGCGAGATCGACGTATAGAGAAGAACCGATCAGATACACCGCAATCTGACAGTTTTGCCCAGCGAGAACAATCTGAAGCTGCTGTGAAGGAACCGCTTGCAAAGGGATCTGAACGGACATTTATTGGTTTCCTCCGTTGAACAGAGGCGCAATCGAAGAGTTCCAGAAACTCTTTCCTGTATTTGACAAATCGAGCAGAACAGAGTTGTTCGGCGTAGCACCTTGCGTGATGCCTGAGCTTTCCTGAGCGGTCGCCTCGGGAGGAATGGGAGCAACGATAACTTGGGTTTTCGTTGAGCTGACCTGGCGAATCTCTTCGAGAAACACCTCAGCAATAAGCAACGTCAGCCCGCGTTGCGCCTTGCGTGCATAAGTGTAACGGACAATGTTGTAATTGACATAAACCACTTCGGGCGTTGCTACCGAAAATAGATCTGTAGAATTACAAGCATCTTCAAGGGCAGCAAGGAAAGCAGCCCGCGCCCCTACATCACCTTCAAGAACCATCGTTACGACCGTGCTTGCTGGGTTCTGAACCTTGTTGTAGGCCGCAAAGCTTCCATTCTCGACGGGGAATGTCGAGACGCGATTCTCTCTCTGATACTCAAGCCCAGCGGTCGTAAGTACCGGAGGGCCGCCGCCTACTGCCTGGGAGACGATCGATTGAATCAGGCCGCCTCCGGTGCTCGTATCGTTTGATCCCACACCGAGGCGGTTGCCTTGAGAATCGTAAATTCCCCATTTTGTAGTCTGCTGCAGAGCACCGATCAGGAAGCTCTCGATTGTACCGAGCGCAATCGACAACGGAACGTTCTCGGCGATTGAAGCTTGCACTGGGCGTACTAGCTCAGGGACGCCAGGATAGGCGGGAACTGATGGGAAAGGAATGTAAGTAGAGGCCACTAGCGCAGCCCTCCGTTCGCCTGAGCTGTGAAGCCGTAAGAGAAGTTCTTCACATCTTGGAACATCGACACAGCGTCAGTTGCCTTGGTGTTGATCGTCGCCTGATCAATGTGGATGCTCGTGCTGTTGTCGGTCGGGGCTCCAGCAGAACCTCCCGCGCCTATGGCAGATTGAGTCGTAGAAGCAGCGCCAGGCATTCCGCGGAGAGCGTCTCCGATCTTGGTGTTAGCGCTAAATCCGGTAGCCTTGACAACAGAATCAATATAAGCCTGCGTGTTGTTCTCTTTCGGGGGAGCAAACTTTTTGATTGCATCTCCGATTGTTAGACCGGAGTATTTATCGCTTTGCAGTAAAGCAGCGAGCGCAGCTTGTCCCGTCGCATCGTCAGGGAATATAGCAAAGCGTCCATCGCTACCAGTTGCTCCATGAGCTTTTGCAAACTCGCCGTACTCTATATCGCCAGGATTATGGTTACGCTGCGGTCTGTTGGGCGTATTGCCAGTAGGTGCATTGAAACCCTCAACTTGAGAGATCGCTCCCACTAGGGTATTCCTGCCAGCCAGCGCTTGGGGCGGAACAATTGGGGTTTTAAAAAAATTCCCAGCCTTCTGACCGTCCGCAAGAATCTGGATCTGATCGTCTTTGGAACGAAAAAAGTTACGGAACGCATCGGCGATCGGAGCACTATCTTTTTTAAATCCCAAATGTTCCATTACTCGATCGTGAAGTTTAGCCGAAGCCGCGTTGGCTCCTGAAGAATCGCCATGCAAACCTTGATTGACAATCTTGATTGCGCTAGCGATGTCTCCCAGGATATTGCGCAATTCTTTAAGGCTCGCAATCGCATTGTCCAAATCGGGCTTCCATTTAGCCCAATTGATCAGCGAGTTTCCCCCAGACTTCCATTTTTGATAGTCTTCCCAGAGCAATGCAATCGCGCCAGCAAGCGCTAAGACAACTCCAACAGTGAGAGTAATGGGAGAAGATGCCACAGCGATGAGTGTCAAACCGGCAGCAACTGCTCCGAGAATCTTCGCCAGATCGCCGATAAATTGCCCGTGAGTTTGCACCCAGTTCGAGAGACCATCGAGCACGCCGATCAACTTCTCAATTGCGGGCGCAGCCTTCTGTAACAGTTCTAATCCGAGCAGCGTAAAGTTTTGTTTGATCTTGATCAGCGATCGCTGCATCTGTTCGGCCACGGGGGCGAACTTCGAGATCTGCTCGGCATAGTTCTTCTGTGCAGCTAGGTTGAGTTCCAGTTCCTTGCGGCCACGAAGTAGCGCATTCGCCGTACCCTCGTCAATCCCGTTCGAGGTGAGCAGGTTGAACATCGTGCGACGATCTTTGCCCTGTGTGGCGGCCGCTAGTTGCTTGAGGATCTCGGTAGATTTGAGCGCTTGACCCTGAGCGTTGAACATCGAAACGCCCAGCATGTTGAACATGGGGATCAGCGACGATTGGCCGGTCAACGCCAGGTTGGTTTGCTCTTTCGAGAGCATCATCAGGGTGCTTTGCAGGCCTTTCGCTGACCCTCCGCCCTGTTCAACCACATTGCCCCAGGCTGTAATCTGCCCCGCGCTCTCGTTCAGATTGCGGCTGAGACGCTCCAGAGCTGCGGATGAGGCGATAGTATCTTCGATGAATGCCTTAAGCGCGTAGGTGCCCCCTAGGAGCGCAAGGAACTTAGCGAGGCTGCCGGATAGCGAATCGATCCCCGATGATGCTTTTTTGCTGGTTTCGCCCAGCTTCTTGACACTACCCTCGGTATCCTTTGAGGATTTATCGACACCTTTGAGCGTCTTGTCCGCAGCTTTTCCCTTAGCTTCCAGTTGGGAAGAGTCGGCACCGAATCGAACTATCAGTTCATCGATTATCGTGGACATAGCTTAGCCGTTATTATACGCATCGATCAGGACCACATCGAGCATACGGTAAGCGTCTTCAAGCGAATAGATGGTCTGCAGTTCATGCAAGGTCGCCATTTTGTGGGAGATCAGCACGCCCACTAAGCGCGTGAGGTTCTTGTACCCCGTACGCTGCTTGCTACCTGGGCCACTTTTTTGGACAATGCCGAGTGGTCGCCGGCTAGCGAAAAATTTGTGTGAAGCTGGAAAACCTCCATGCGCAGCTTGATGCGCGTCGCAACTTCCTCGATATCGCTCGGCACTAAAGGACGCTGAACATGAGCTTTCTTTGGGTCAGGTATGATTTCGACGCACTCGAACATCTCATCGAGCAGCGGTTTCGCTACTTCCCACTTGAGTCCGCTCAGGGACTTGAAGCCCATCTCGACCATACCGGCCATCCCCAGTTCTTCCATACCGGCCGGCATCTCGACGTTCGCGGCCATCAGCGCGAGCAACGCGCGAGCGGCCCATGATTCGACACGATCGCAGTCCATTTCATTGATGACGAAAACCTTGCCTTGGTCGCGCCCTTCGGCTTCGATCGTGATGTTTGCTTTCTTGCGTCCCATCTACAGTATCCCCATGTTTTCTTCACCGTAAAGCCAGATGAGAAATTTGCACCAATTTGTGCCGCCTTTGGCTGTAAAAAATCCGTCACCGAAAATCACGGCAGGAACGAACAAAATCTGGCGTAACAGTTCCTTCCACATTATGCTTCGGCCCTCCTGAGCCATCCGTTACGGTAGATCGCCAGGGCTGGATTGTTGGCTATCAGATGGTTGTAATAATCAACTGCCTCTTGCCGCAGAGCATCGAGAGCTTTCGCTTTGTCGGCAATATCGAGCGCATGAAGCGTAAGCGGCCCGATACGACCGTCCCCGACGACACACAAGGCATCCCGAAGCATCTTCGCGGCAGGGATGATGCCGACGTTAACACCGAGGTTCAGAACTTTATTAGCAATAGGCTGATCACTCATGAGGGCAATACAGAGCGGATCGCAGTATTGCTTTTGATAGATGCCCTTGGCGATCACTAAGGCCGCCTCACTGCCCAGCGAACTGTAAAACAACGTCGCGGACAGTTCAGGATGGGCCCGCTCAGCGATCCCAAAACGCGTACGTCCGCCCGAGTCAACGGTGATCTTGCCTGTGAGTCTCGGATCTTCCCAACTCAGGACATTGACGATTGCTTCATCGCAACTTGCCATTGGGTTACCTCTCGGGGGAGGGGTTTTATGAAGGGCGGGTTTGTTTTCCTTCCTAGAAGAAAGGTTCCTCATTTAAGCAACGTTCCCGAGCGCTGCCCCTTAAGTTGTTAAAAACAAACGACCTAGGAGAGCGTTGGTTGGATTGCCTGCCATTCGATCACATAGGTTGTGGGCTCCAAGAGCTTGCCGACGTTCGGCGTTGTCTTGGCGTCCTTGAGCGTACCACGAATGCACCGGAACGACTCGCCAGTTGCCGGCAGCGTGATCGTGCCGGTAATGTCGACCTTCTCGCGCTGCGAACGCATGGTGTTGATGATCGAGGTAAACACCGAACGGCTCGGTGAGTCAGCCTGCAGCGTAATCGTCTGCT